GGTGGGTATAAAGATATTTACAGAAGAAGAATTAGATGCAATGGACTGGGATGATTTGCTAAAATTGTATCTGGTTCTATCAGAAAATCTAGACAAAGTAAACATAGAAATTAATAATAGAATTTAATAAAAGGGAGAGATTTTAATGGAGAAGAAAGCAAAATGGATTTTTATTGGAGAGTCTGACGAGTTCTTTACAAAGAGCAAGTTTTACCCGGAGATTGATAGAGCATCTACCGATTGGGGTGGGATTTCAGAAGAGGCGTTTATCGACATTATCAATAACGAGTTCGAAGTAGAACACCCAATCGATGAAAATTATAAGTTCTTTATCGATAATGAGGGCGAACCGCATCTAATGGACAAAGAGTTTTGGCAAATTAATTTCTATAGGCTATAAGGAGGGAAATACATATGTATATTAGCGAATTAAACTATGAAGAGAATGACTGGGTAGGTAGAGAATGCTACTTACCTAACTATTTACTAGGTTTGGAGATAGAAGGAGTTATGTACACAATTTGTCGCGTAGCTTATATTGACGAAGTTACCGAGACTGTCTATGTACTCTATACGCATCCGGACGATGTAGGAGGTGAAGAAGGAACAGCAACCCAGCGATACGCATACATCCCTAAAGCTGACTTTGCTCAAAATGCTATGTGGACATAAAAAATAAAAAAGTTTAGGAGAAGGGGTTGACCCTTCTCTTTTTTGATGGTATTCTTTACTTACAGACAACAACAAAAGGAGATGAGAGGATGACTACAGAGGAAATACTAGAAAGTATCAGAGGTACAGAGGTTACAATTGATTTAGTATTCTTCACTGGAATATCAACAGGAGACTTAGTAGCGCATACTGTACCGCACACATTTGTTATTGGAGAAGAAAAGGAGATGAGAGAATGATTAAAGTATACACGATATGGGATTGGGACAATGGAAACTACTTAACAATGGTATACAACGCAGAAGGTCACAAGGTTTATCAAACACAAATAAGCTTTACAGCAGATTTCGATACAGTTTACATGTTTCAAGGTAGGTTATATACGCTATCAAGTATAAAAGATGATGGTAAGTACTTTATATTTGATGAGTATGGTAGTGAAGTAAAAGGATTATTAACTAAAGCTGGGGTGAATTTCAAATGAACTATAACATGTTTTATAAAGGAACGTACATAGGGTATGTATCAGATAAAGATGTGTTTTTGGAATCAGAAGGGGTTACATTTGAAGAACGAGTAGAAAAAGAGGAACCGCCATTTAGTATAGCTATCGAAGTGTTTGGGATTGATAAACCTAGTTGGCAATTGGTGGATATGGATGATGTTATTTTAGAATCAGATATGGGTAGCCCGGATTATGACTACGGAAAAACTTATGAGTACAAAGGATGCGTGTATGTACTTGAAGACCATGACCATTGCTTCGGTCACTCTAGGTTTGACCTTATTAAACTAGTGGATGAAAATAGAAGAAGTTTACTACCGGAGGTGCAGAATGATTAGTAAAAAAGATTACAAACGGTTCATTGATAACTTCGATAGTGCGTTTGAAGATATAGAGGTAGCTTTGGAGTCTATGGTGCATAAGACTATTATGATGCAGGTGTGCGATTTAACAGGAGATGAGAATGGTAAAGGGGTATTCGTAGAAGTAACAATTATGGATTATGAACTAGATGGGTTTATGGTAACAGTAGGGTTCATTGACCCATTAAACAATAACTTACCTGATGTAAGATACTTAACGATTAATGATATTGCTAGAGAGGGGGAATGGTAATGGCTAAAGTAAACTTACTAAATATTAAAAAAGAAGTGGACAAGCTTGTAAAGTTGTGTAACAGCTTAAAAGGTCACTACTGTACCTTACCCGCAGATATATTAGAAATGGAGTGGCTAGGAAATCTGCAAGTAAAATGTAAGATTAGAGAAGTGGATTTATTTGAAGGGTATGTAGGTGTACTATTTATAGACCCTGACCCAGACCCGAATGAAAAAGCTTATGGACTAATCGAATACGTAGACATTGACAAGTTCCAAGAGAATGTAGGGTGGGGATGGGACACAGAGGAGGAATTATAATGGCGGCTGCATCGGTAACAGTTAGTACAAACGTAGGTGGCTACAAAGAATGGCGTGTGTATGGTGGTAATAGATTAGATGTAAGATGGATGAAAAGCGTTTACGAGAAAGCAGATTTTGAATGGATTAAAACAAAACATCCTAAGATGACACTAGAAGAGTGGAGAACTTTAAAATTGTCTTTAAATTTAAATAAGGGGTGAAGTTAAATGGAGACAGGAAGAGTTTATTACGAAGGGGATTTTGAATATAAGTGGAATGGTATCTGTTATGTGTATCGACACAAGAACGAATTTGATTGGGGTTTAGTTAGAACTACCAGTTTCCATATGGAAGTTATTAAACAGTTAGAACACGACTATCACGAGGAGGATATATTTTGATTAAATTCTTTACGCAACTATTTTGTCAACATGACTATGAGGGTGAATATGAGACAATCGCATCAGTAAGAGATGGCAACGACAATTTAGTAATTACAACAACTAGGTATAAGTGTAAGAAATGTGAAGATGTTATACATAAAGAAAAGATAGACAGAGTAGAAAAAGAATGGTATAAACAAAAGGAGGAAGAATAAAATGCGTATTATCATAAACGAACCAGCTAAAGTTGAAAATTACCAAGTAGGTGATATTATTATCCTAAAGAGTGGTACATATACTATCACCAAAACTCCGGCGCAAGATAAATACTATCTTCTCTGCGATAATCATAAAGACTGGGCTAATGGCTCATGGAGTAATATTAACGACATGATTAAGAACGTCAAAGGCAACCCGCACTTCAAACACTACTCTAAAGATTCGTTCCAGCTAAGACTTGTTAAAAAAATAAATAAACTTTAAAAAAAGTAGTTGCATTATTAATAGAATAGTGGTATTATAATTAGAGAAGATGATAGTTGTCTTCTCTATTCTATTTAAAAGGAGGAGAATGCCGTTTGATAGACATCAATGTGGACAACCTTGATTTTCAGAATTTACGCATAAGGGACGAGTCTGGACAAGAACTAACCTTCGATATGCGTAATGAATTAAAAATCAACGAGTCTATTTTGCAGCAGGAAATGTTGGAACAACCGTCGAAGTATATATACTGGTCTTCTTTACTAGAGAAGCTACGATATTATCAAGAGATGGAAGATTTAAAGTTAGAAGTTGAATGGTCACGGTTAGATGGAGAAGCACGAGTACATATTACCGCGCAAGGCGGAAAAGCAACGAAAGACCAAGTAGAAGCATACATAAAGCAACAAGAATCGTATTTAAAACAGAAGAAAGTTTGTGTACACTATACACATGTTATCGGACGTTTGCAACGTATTGTGAAAGCGTTTGAGCAACGTAAAGACATGTTACAGTCGTATGGTAAACAAGTAGCTAATGACCTGTCGTATGGTCAAGGAGCGGGTAGTAAGTTTATGCAAGATGAACAAGCTTACTATAATTACACGCAACAACAAGTAAATCCGCAGATAGGGAGGGGCTATTAATGTCGGTACCTAATCTATATGATGTACCTAAACATTTAGAGCAATCAGAAGCTTTCCGCGAACTATCGGAAGCACTAGAATACTTAACTCCATATGAGTTTAAAGAAAGATACTTTCCTTATTGGTATAGCAAGAACGGTATCGAGGGAGTTAGTATAGCATTAACTGTTGATGGTTGGTACGTATTTACTATCGACGGAGAGGTTGTGCTAGATGCTAAATAAAATGAAGACTCGTGAAGAGATTATGGTAGTATTTAACGAGACTTTGGAGACAGATAAAGAAGTAAGAGAAGCGTGGAAAAATAGAGAAATTAGTTACGAGGATTACAAAAGTTACCTTACTCAAAATAGATGCTATCGATTAGCCCTTGAATGGGTTTTAGGAGAGGCTGATAGATTCGACTAATAAATTTTCAGAAAATTCAGAAAATTAGTTGACATCCTATTCGTAACATGGTATTATAATAGAGTACCAGTTAAGAGAGGAGGACAAAGAAAGTGAAAGGTAGCAACGTCACTTAGTTTTTGGGAAGTACATAGAATACATAATAAAATTTAAAAACAATTAGGAGGAAAATACATATATGAATTTTGCTGATATTATTGCACAGGAACAGAAGAACCTAGAACAACAAGGTGGCGGTGACCATCCGAAGGTAGTTTACCCGGAGACAAAACATCAACGCTTGTTCTTCGAGAAAGGGCAAACGGAATTAATGATTCAATTATTACCATCTGGTGATTTAGTAAGCCCGTTCTTCGCGCATACTCGTAAGATTTTCCTAAGTGCTAAAACATCTAAAGGTAAAGAGTTAAATGTTAACTTCACTTTAGATAGCCAAGTAAACGAAGGTTCATTACTAGATAACAAGATTGCAGAGTGGACAGATAAAGGAATGATTCCTACGCCATTCGGTGGACAACAAAAACCTAAGAATCTTTACCTAGTAAACGTGGTTCGTGTATTCCCGCACCCGCAGAACCCACAACAATTATACCAAGAGCGCGATGAGCATGGCAACCTAGTAGTTCGACTATTCGAAATGCCACAAACAGCGTTCAAAACGATTCTTAAGAATCTACAAGACCCATTCTTATCTGGAGGACGTGAATTATCATTCATCGACCCTAACGGCGCATTCCCTATTAAAATCGCTAAACCAGCTAAAGGTCAAATGGAGTACCCGGTAACAGTTTACCAAACAAACTTACCACCATTAGGACAAGGATGGGAAACACAGTTAGAAAACTTACCAGCACATGCGGTACCGACTGAGCGTTTAGAGAATGGTTACCAATGGGTAGAAACATTCATCAGCATCAAAGAAGGTAAACC